GTACACTGAAGATGGTCGCATCGGTGAAGTGCATACTACGTATGCAATAGGCATCAGTTCTTTGAACGGCTTAACTGAAAGCACTCAAAACTTCGCAGTAGGTACAGCTGGCACTGACTTCGCAATTAGTAGCGCAGGCAGTACACACACCTTTAATCTGCCAACAGCAAGCGCAGCAAATCGTGGTGCATTGAGCAGCGCAGATTGGTCAACGTTTAATGGCAAACAGAACAACATTGGACTTACCACGGTGGGTAACAATCTCGCCACGCTGCCGAATCCAAGTGCCATTTCATTCCTACGAGTGAATGCAGATAACTCGGTTACTGCAAGAACACCAGCGCAAGTGATAACGGATTTAGGAATAAGTTCTAACATTATTCTCAACCGAAATTTTGCAGATACAGCAGCCGTTACGGGAACGACTGCCGCAACAATCATATTTAGCGTTTTAATTCCACCAAATACTTTTCAAACAAATGACTGGATTACATCAAAGATTTTTGCTAAAACAACTGGAACAGGTGGTACAGACTTTCGTATTTATTTGAACACTACAGCGGCTATAGGTGGAACCATAATAGGTAACTGGTCAGCAACACTTAATCAAGCTGCATTATTTGAGCGTAATTTTATGATTACTGCGATTGGTTCTTCTGGTTCAATTAAGTATATGCCTCACACAGGTGCTTCAGCTTATACGGCTCAAAACGTTACGGCTGCATCATTAACGTTTAATACAACTATTGATCAGTATTTAGTATTTGCAGTGGCAAATGGAGCTACTACTGCTTCAGCTACAACCAATGGAAACTTAATCACAATCACACGATGAGAGAAATACAACCTTTAGACATTTGGAGCAATGGCGAAACTAAAACGGCCGTCTGCTTAAAGCTTTATATCAGCTACGATAACCTTGAAAGTCTAGCTGCTTTGCAGTATTCGTTGTGCGATGTTGATGGCTTGACTATTTACGAAGGTCAGGTCATGATTACAGGTAATGACTATTTGACTTGGGGCGCAACCAGTGATTCAAATAATGAAGCCTATGTAATAGCAGCAACACAACTGAATTTGACATTGGTATAATGGCAAGTGAGTTTGACCAAATACTAAACGAATATGCAGCGACAGTAGTCGAGCGTGCGCAATCTAATCTGCGCATCAAACGTCGCGTTCGTGGTAAGGTGGTCAATCGTGTTTCATCGGGTACTTTGCTAAACTCACTGATCTATAAAATCAGAGTGCGTTATGGAAAGCCAACTATTGACTTTACTGTCAAAGGTCCAGCAGGGCAATATGCCGATGTGATAGAATTCGGGCGCAAACCGAATAGCAAAATGCCACCTGTTAGTGCGATTGAAAAGTGGATTCGAATGAAGCCATTGAAGCTGCGCAATAGACAGGGCGAATTTATCAAGTCCACTGAAAGTGCAATAAAGTCTGCAGCATACAACATAGCGCGAAGCATAGGCGAAAAAGGTATTGAAGGCATCAACTACTACGGAGAAGCAATAGATGATACGTGGGACGATTACAAGGATAAGCTGATGGATGCTTACATAAAAGATATTGAAAATAGATTACTCTTAAACAAAAGATAGATGGCATTAACAATAGTAGATGAACCGTATAACTGGGTAGTGCGTGGTCAAAAGATTATGCTGATTGCATCGAGCACTGAAACTGCACAGCTTGGTTTTCGTTATGGCTTAGTCATTACAATCGATGCTAAAACGTATCAGTTTTATTTGACACCTGCGCCCGATGGGAATATGTACTTTGACATTTCGCCATTAGTCGATGACCTGCGCAACCAGCAGCACCACTTTGCAACGGATAACACAGTTGACGATTTAAGCAAGTACTCATTGAGCGCAGCAATAACCGAATGGTGGTTAGTCAATGTACCGGGCAGTGGACTTGTTTTAACAGAGAACGAAGGCAGCGAAGTAACTACAAGTGGTCGCATTGTTATCAATGGCTACTATCAGGTATACGATGGATACAAACCAAATCCTGAAGTAGGCACTGATCGCATTAAGTATGTGCTTGAATTCAGCCCTAACTACGCCATGAGCGATAGATTGATTACAACGCATTCATGGTATTTGGCAGGCTCATGGGGCGCAGGCAATCCAACTAACGCGGGTGTGGTATGGATACCATCATTTGAAAATGACTACGGCACGTTAAGCATACCGGGCAACGCTACATATATGTTCAATAACTTAGTAGATGACATGCGCATTGTACTATATAAGGCGAATGGAAGTACCTTACAAGATACGATTAGTTTATCAGGTTACGATATTGAAGCTTTGCCTGTTTATCCGGGTAACTTAAATGATTGGGCAACACTTAGCATAAAGCCAAACGAAAATGATACACCTGGCTGGCGTTACTACGAAGTATGGTTGCGTGAAGGTGGTACACAAAGAAGTGCTAAGTACCGATTCTATAACGCGGCTTTGTATGGTCAAAAGGATTGCCAACATGATAAGATTCGACTAGGCTGGGTGAATAGTCGCGGTGGTTGGGACTACTTCAACTTCATCAAAAAGTCCGAAATGAATGATGAGATTGAGCGCAAAAAGTATCGCAAAGTATTATTCAATGGTACTACCAGCGTGTTTGATAAAGAAGACAGAGGATTGTACGAACGTAGAAACTTAGTGCAGCAAGTGCTGACAGTTACAAGTGACTTTATACAGGAAGGAGAATTTTTATTCTTGCGTTCACTGCTAGTAAGCAATCAAGTTGTGTGGCTTACTACTGACTTTGGCGGTAACAACATTGCACTGCCTGTGAACCTAGACGACACATCGTACACTGAACGAAAAACACGCGATGGCAAACTATACAACGTATCATTCAAAGTAAGAATAGCTAACGAATACTGGACATAATATGAATGGAGAAGTACAACTGATAGTAAGAACAGAGAAGTTGCCAGCAATAATAAGCGGCACTGATTCTTTAGCTGCAGCAATAGTATCGGGCGATTCATTTTGTTTTGGTTCTATTGGTTTAAGTTCATCATACACCGTAGGCAGTAAGATTGAAATAGTAGATGAATCATCAGGTACACCACCTTATCCTGTTTTATTTACTCGTTATGTCACAGGTTACAATGACGCAACAGGTGAGATAAGTGTAAACGAACCTTTCACTTCTAATGTATCGGCAGGTGGCACAGCTATTTACGTCTATACCTTAACCATAACCGAAGGGTACTTAGACTTATTCGAAAACGAAAGCATATCGCAGAACTGGAAGTTTCAGGATTTATCAAACTTCACAGCGCAGGGTGCATTTAGTCGCGAGTTTAGAATCCCGATGTCCGATAACAACATCAAAGCTATCGGTCCGTTATTCGATACCAACTCCGAACAAGGAGAACAGAACTATTTTTTCTACAAACTGCCTGCGGAAATTCGTGTAGATACACTGCCGATTGCTAGTGGTTACTTGCGTGTGCGTAAAGTGTACAAGCAAATGAATCGAATTAACGAAGTAGAAGTTGCCTTCTATGCTGAAACGCCTGATTTGGTGCGAACCATTGGTGAAAAAAAGCTAAGTGATATTGCAGCACTTGCAGATTTGAATGAAGTAGTAAACTATGCCAACGTTACTACTGAAACAGCCGATAGAGTGTGGACATTATGTGACAGAGGGCAAAGATGGAGTAATGATGGATCTGCTAATTCACGCCCAATACTTAACCCAAATGCACCCATTAATGCTGCTGATTTAACGCCTGCGGTTAGTTGGTGGTATCTGCTACGTAACATAGTAACGGAAGCAGGCTTTGACCTTGTTGCATCTTCACTTGAGAATATCATTGAAGATTATTTCATGCCTTGGTGCAATACGCAACAGTTAAGCAATACAGGTGGTAGCAATCAATTCTTTTTCCGAGCATATCCAACTGATCCATTTTTAGTTGAAGATAATATCACATCTTCATCTATTTATGAGAATATGACAGAGGTGTTTGATAACAGCAATGACTTTAATCCAGTAACAGGTATTTATACAGCATCAGCAGCAGGTAC